TTGCTACGCTTATGGATTTACCAAGGGTTTCAGCGATGGTGTTCACCAAAACGTCTATCATTTCGGGGGATAGGGCGTTAGACATGAAGTTCGTGGCCCGTGTTCCTCGCTGGAATACCCAATAGGCAACCGACCTGCCATCGACCAATCCCTGCTCCTGCTTCGTCCGCATCCGCTTGAGTTTGCGTGAATAGGTCGGCACAACTGCTTTTTCCTTGTTGGCTATCCAATCAGCCATGGCTTGGGCAGGTGGGTAATTGTCTTTGTATTGGAATGGCGACCTTGGAGCCTTTACGCTTGACGTTTTGCCTCGAACCCCTTGGTCCACGTACTTCCAATAGGGGTTAGCCATGATAGCCACAACGATTTGCTTTGCGGATAGTTCGATGTCTTCGGGGGCAATGGATGCCGATAGCGTTCCCCCTGCGTTGGCGTTGGCTGCTTCAAGGTTTTTCTTCGCAAGTTCGATGACCCGTTCAATCCATTTGACCAGCACGTCATGGGTTGGCGACTTGCCTCCACCCTTGGGGCCGAGGACTGAACCAATCCCCTCCAAAGCGGTTTGGTCGATGCCTTTCATCGAACCGCTGCCGAACTTGTTTACGGACTTACCATTGGCGAGGATGATTGTTTCCATACGGGTAAATGTCCCCCGTGCTGGATAGTGTCTATCTGCGCCTTGCTCGCTCCGCCTCCATCCTCTCTGCCTCCAAAATGTCGTGAATCAGGAGGGCGTAGTTCAAGAACTCCACCGCCTTCATTGCGAAGATGGCATCGAATTTAAGAACGTCCTTGTTAGCCATCCTCCACACCACCATCAGCCATCCGTACCCTGCGAGAGGGCTTACGTCAGCCCCTCGGCCTTCGTCATCAGGTGCTTGGAATAGTCGCTCAAAACTTTCAAGTAGGATTCTGAACTTAGCAAAAAAAAACTGACAACCCCCCAAACGTCCCCGACTTTGGCGTGCTTCTTCATCAGTTCGGCTCGCTCCGCATGGGCAGCCCCGTCGTACTTTTTCGGGAATAATCCGAATAACCCGCCCTCCCGGCAAAGGGTCGCCATGATTCGGTGAAGGTTTTGCAACAACTGCTTTTCGTCCGTGGTGTTTGCGTCCATGAGTTCAATCAACTGACCAGCAGTCAACTCATCCGTGAACACCGTCGGAATCCACCACTTGCCCCCTGCTTTGAACTTTCGCTTGTATCCCAACGCAGGCAAGGCGTTCCACTCGCTGATAATAGCCTTGTAACGCTTTAGGACGCTCTTGGCGGGCATTTCTCTCACGAACGATATATCCACCCCCTCAACGATTGCAACGACCCCTGCACGCTTGTCGTAGTCCCCGAGGACGCTACTGAACTCAATGGCTCCGATGCGTTGGAACTGGTCAATCGTTAGGTCTTGGAGTTTCATAGCCATAACTTGGGTCTTGAGTTGCAACGGATTTCGGGAACGACAACCATAGGCAGGTCGTTAAGCAGGGCGAGGTTGGTCAGGATGCTTTGGTCGTGCCTGTGGTCAATGAACGATGGATGGTTCGGGTATTCGCTTGGGTCGTCATTCACGGCCTTGTCAACGTGCAGCCACTTTGACCACTCGTACATGAGGTCAATCGTGAAGTCGGTCTTGCGTAGTCCAAGGAACCCCGCCTCTACCTGCATTGGTTTCTCGTTAAAGAATTGAAGGCAGTCCATCAAAGCGTAGCAGTCGCCCTTGGTGTATGAGATATGATTGTGAAAGTTCTGGTGCAGCAGGATGGGGTTGTCTTGCAGATACTGCTTGGCAAACTCAAAGCAGCCATCTCCGTGAAGGTCTTGAGCGTCAAGGTATAGCAGAGCTTCGTCTTCCTGCAAGTCAAGTAAAGCGTCAAGAATGATTTGAGGCTTCCACCTCCACCAGTTGTTGCCCCTGCCCGGACGTTTCTCGTCCTCCGTGGTCGTAATCGGGAACGGATACTGATTAGCCTGCGCTCTCGCTGCTGGAAGGTATTCACTCGTTGCGTAGTTGACCCCGACTAAGTACATCTTAGAACCCGTGAGAGTTTGCGAAGGCGTGTTTGAACGCTCCCACGTTGTAAGGGATGTCAGCAAACCTCTGCGAGTAGGCTCGCTCAAGGATGTGGCCGACGTGTGGAATAGCGACCAACTTCTGCTCAATGCAAGCGATGGTTAGGTCAAGGTAGGAATCGTCCCAAGTAAGCGTGTAATTGGAAGTTATAGGCACAACGGGTTGATAGAACTCCTTTGCACCACTTCCAGTCAGTTGCTTGATGTGTGGCTCGTAATTATCACCGCACGACCAGTAAGGCACAACGTCCACAGGGACTCGGAAATAGGCGCAGTAAGCCCGTTGGTCAAAGTCCACATTCCGGGTTAGGTCGTACTCGAAGAGGTTCACGACATCGCCCGGCTTGATGTAGCCGTTCTTGGCTAAAGCGTACCATCCAGTCCAAGCAACGAGGTTGCGATGGCTCTCGATGTTGTCGGGTTCGTTCCTTGCAACGATATGGTCAAGGCCAGTCATGCCGTCAAAGTCCTTGAACCCAAGCATGACCCAAGTGTAGGGGGCTAAGTCCTTGAACCTTCCCTCGGCTTCGCATTGCTTCACGATGTCCGTATCGTGGCAGAAGATGTAAGTTTTTGCCTTCATTTCTTGTAGAGGGTTAAAAGCATCCTGCCTCTTTGGTCGGTTGACCCCTTGGCTTCGTGTGGCTGCAGTTGGCTCGTAAGGTTGATCATCGTCAGCAGTTCGGCATCGTGGATGACCATCGTCCCACCGGGGTTCAGGGCTTTGTTGAACAAGGCAACCATTTCGGGAATCATGCCGTCCCCGTGGTCCGAGTCGTGAAAGATGAAGTCAAAAGTCCTGACCTCTTGCAGGGCCATGTGGCTCGGTTGGTTGTTCCATTCGACCTTGAACTTGGACAGGAGTGCTTTGCGCTTATCTTCTACGGTTGTGTCGGTATCGTAAACAACCACGTCAAGCCCAGCCAAGGCGATAGCGAGCGTTGAGTGTCCGAGGTAGGAACCCAGTTCTAAAGCGTGGCCTCCCTTGTGCTTCTTGGCTTCCTCGTAGATTTCAATAATGTGGTCCACGGCCGTCGTGTAGATGTGGGAGTAGTCCAAAGCCTTGAGTTGGTCGATGTGTTTTTTCATGCTAAAAAGTTATGACAAAGCGTTCGGGTGAAGGCCATCCGGGGTTGGAATCAAAGACCTTGGTGTCGGGTTTTTTTCCTATCCAATGCTCGGCTTGGAATCGGTGGTCCCTTGCAGGTTCGCCCAGTTCTTTGATATGCTCGGACTTAGCCCACCAAAAGTTGCCCCCGAAGTAGGGATAACCTTCGGGGTTGTTGTGGTCAGCCATGTGGGGAAATTGTTCTTTTGTAATCCAATGGCATCCGACCGCATCAACTCCTTCAAGCAGTTGCATGGACCGCTCCCAAGCGACCACGTTGAAGAATAGCATGGACCTGCCCCAAAGTTGGGTGGTCAAGGATGGATTTGCAGCCCCCTTCGTGTGAGCGTATAGGTACACGGCTTCCTCTTCCTGCGAGGCCCGGTACATTTCGGTAAGGGTTGCTTGTTCCCAAGCGTTGGTCCGGGTAACCACGACCTTGACTTTATCGGCCACCATCGAGCCTTCCAGCACCTCCTTGACCGCTTTGCGTTGTTCGGGTGGACCGACGATGCCGACCCTTATCTCATCCAAGATGTTGATAAGGCCATAGTTGCACACAGCCATCATGTGCTGATTGAGTATCAACTGCCAGTTGCCACCGCAGTAGATGTGGTAATAGTGAACGACTTTCATACTAATCCATCCAAACACCATCATGCGTCAAATGCCAAAAGCGATGCCTAATGACTTGAAGGATTAGGCCAAGCAGCGAGTTAGCGTAGTAAACGCCAGCCTCGCAATGCAGTTCAAATTTGTAATGTTTGTTCATTGAAGCAGCAGGGTTAGAAGGGTGATGATGAAGAAAACGGCTGCAACCGTCTTCCCGATTTCGATGATCAGGTCAAGGATGCGTTCGGGGTTCATGCCTCAAAGTTAAACCACAACATACTTCCCAGAGTTACTGACCCTTAACTTGTTGAGTGCCACATACCGCATAGCGTCGCAGGCGTGGTTGAATGAATCAATCGGGACCCCCGTGTTCTTGCCCTCCTTATCCGTCGCCCAAGTGTAGGACCGCAGTTCCTTGATCAGGTTGGTCGAGTCCTTGGTAACCTGCAATTTAAAGCGTTTGAGGATGTCTATGCCGTTCCTGACCGAATCGGGACCTTTCTCCGCCGGCTTGATGTTAAAGCCAAGTCGGTAGATTTCCTCAATGCTCTTGGGTTCGGCTGAATCCGCCACGATCTCCCAAGCCCGGGTAATGCCCAGCGACCGCAACTTGTCTGCGATGTCTTGGTTGGTCAGGCCCGTGGAGTAGAGTAGTTCTTGGATGAGCAAGCAGTCCCCTTGGCGGTAGATTGCTACGAGTGCAGTTGGGTCGTTGCTGAAGCCCCAGTCAAGCCCTAAGGCGACGAATTTGGCTCGGCTGACATCGATACCCTCCACCACCTCGAAGTCCTCGTATATCGCTCCCTGAAGCGTCCCGACCTGACCGAGGCCATAGACCTTCCACCAGTTCGCCCAATACGCAGACGTTTCGGCTTTGGTGCGGTTTAGTTCGATGTCCCGCTTGATGGTATCAGGCAGAGCCTCGTTGTCGTTGTAGGTTAGGATTATCAGTTCTGCATCCTGTTCGGGCAGGACCTCGGTATGCGCCCAGAACTCGTGAGTCGGGTTAAAGTCGATGTAGATGGCCTCGCTGGTACGAATGGCGAGTTGGTAGTAGGACTCGAAGTCGATGTTGTTCGCCTCGTTGATGTAAACGACCTGCCTCCTTGCCCCTCGGAGCCGTGCCTCGGAATCAGCCGAGAAGAACTCGATGATTGAACCGTTGGCGAAGTGATAGGTGAGCAAAGTCTTGTTCCATCGGTCTGCGACCCATCGGCCCGTCCATTGCATGACCTTGGCGAAGTCCTTGATTGCACCCCTCCGTAGGTGGGGGATGGATTCGGAAACTACCGATATCTCGGTCTTGTTCTTTGCTGCGATGTCGATGAGGACTGCAAGGATGGCAAGGGTCTTGCCTGCACTTGTTCCGCCTTGGATGACCTTCTTCCGGGCCGTCATCCGACGGATTCGGCTGATGGCGGTCGTGTACTTAAAGTCCATCCCCAAACAGGGGTTGCTCGATGTGAACCGTGTTCTCTTGGCGTTCCACAAGGTTGTTGATGCGTTGAGTGATGGACGGGTTGTACTGACC